AACTATATTATGCGTAAGTGGTACTTGTTTGATTTGTTTTCAAATCTTCATTACTCTCCTAAAAGTATGTATCTTTCGAGTACCACAACCCCATGACTTTTTTATTCTGGATAGCTGTATTCTTGTATGTGCTTATCTACGTACTAGACAGACCTAATCAGAAATAACCCCATTACTTGAACCTTTAGGGCTTGCCGTCTGCAAGTCCTCATTCTCTAATTCCTCTAAACTATCGGCCTCATCTACCTGCTCACCTGGAGCTACTCCATCTGGGATCTTATCTGCATCTATAGCCGTTATACTTCCCATCAGTTGTTCCAGGCGTTTCTCTACTTCTTCCCGACTCATTTGATCTATCTTCCCGAACATAACTTCTTTCCTATCAACCACCAGGCCCCCGACTTTAAGCAGGCTATTTTGAGCTGAGATGGCTGCGTTAAAAGATCCAGCTTCGAGGGCCTTGTCCCGAATATCATACAGATCTTGAACTGCCCGATCATAATTCAGCTCATACTTCTTCTTAGCTTCATTCATCAGATAGTTATATTCTTTGCGAATAATAGGATGATTCATCAGTTTGTTAGCAGATTGCCTAGCATCCTTGTAGCCAGCTTTGTGCGCACACTCTACGAGAGAAAGCCGAGGATTATTAACGGCTTGCCATATAAAGTTTCGTTGTCTGCGATTAAGGGAGTTGTCTAGGTTAGCGTACTCAATGGGAGCTTCTTCTTCTGGAGCTAAGATGGGTTCATATTCAAGTTTGTTTTTTCTATATCCCATATGTTTTTAGCAGTTTAGAGTTAAAGTAGTTATATATGCCTACCCCCACATTACCCTAAAGTGTATGGAGAGGATACCTTAATACAATTTATGCAGTCAAGATATTTGTAAAGTTTTTATAGTATTTTCACTATTTTCCTGTGACAAAAATGAAAAAAATAAAATAATCGTGAAACCCGCCTAGTTATAGGGTTTTTTAACGTCATATATCCATGACAATAATAGGACAATAATGTTTTAGTCATCATCTGGACCCAGTTTAGGAGTTAATTTATCAAATAAATCGTAGTTATTAAATACACTAACGTGCCTATCTACCTGGATATATTGATTAAGGATCTCGTCCACAAGACTATATACCTGATCATCATCATCCGTTGTTTTTTGTATTTTCCAAATACAATAACTTAAAGTAGTTAAAACAACCGTAAGCTCATCTTCACCTCTAAAAGTATAGCTTTTAAATAGGTTGCTCAATCTTTCCACAATTTCTTTTAAAGTGGGTTTTGGCATTTTACTTTGTATTGGAACTACTTTTAGTGTCATTAATAAACTATACCTTAATTTTGCTTCTTACTTCTATAAATTTATCTAACATTTTTTTAGTCTTAGCATACATCTCATGAATTATCATAGAGTAACTATTAGCTTGTATTGGCGTATGATTATCTGCCGCATTAGCTTCATGCTCAATACAATAGTCTAAACGGTCATTCATTTCCTTTAGCAATTTCATTATTTCTTCATGTCTGCAAACAGGACAACCATACCCTTTTATATGTTCAAAAGGAGTAGCCAAAAAATCGCCATGATCATGACACCCGATTGTGACATCCTCATCCATTATTACGTACTTATCTTCTTCTTTACTCATATGTAACCTCCTAAATTACTATGTGTAGACATTATAGACTTTTTGCTCTAAAATACAATTTATATATTACATTAACATTTACTTTAGGAGAGTATTATGGATATAAGAAAAGATAAAGCTTTAAATAAAGCTTACCTAGATGCCATTATAAAGACATCTACCACTAACCTGAATGACAGTCTGGACCAAGAGCTTACGAAGGATAAGTTAAATTATACTTTGTTTCAGCTTAAAGGAAACATCTCAGAACTTACACAATGTGTTAAAGAACTTACTGATGCAGTTGATAAATTAGAGGAAGCATCATGAGTTTGTACCCACCTTTAATTAGAAAAACCATACAAGACTTGGCACTAGAGATAGCTTTAGAAGTAGACAAACTTACAGAGGGAAGAGAAAAGTTAATCGAACTAAGGGATGAGCTTATACAGGCTGGGTATACGGATCCAGCGGCTTGTAAAAGAATAGCAAAAGTAATTAAGCTTGATTATAGAACCTTACAAAAATGGCTTGATAGCAACGGTCCTTTAAATGCTCGAAATCGTTTGGAGGTCATGATGTTTATAGATGCTTATACAGATTTTAAAAAAGAAATTAAAAAGGGAGAAACTAAATGAACAAATTACCAGAAATATTAGAGAACCAAGAACATGTAGTCTTAGGAGACGCAGTTTATTTTCCAGATATGGAGCATAACTTTTATCATGAAGCTCCAGGCATATCATCATCAAACATAAGAAGGTTTGGCCAGAGTCAACTTCATGCATTTGAAGAAGATAATGAGACGACACCAGCTATGAAGCTTGGGACCGCAGCTCATTCACTTATTGTTGAAGGAGAGGAAGCATTTGTTAATGATGTAGTTTGCCTAAGTGGATCTCCATACACTAACGCTAATAAAGAGCTAAAGAAAGAGTATGAAGATAGAGGATTAACCGTCATATCATCTAAAGACAAAGAAACGCTTTACAATATGAAGGAAGCTTTGATACCAGAAGGAGTTAAACATCTTTCAGCAATACAAGGTGAATATCCAGAAGTATTTAACTCTCCGTTTGAAAGAGCGATCTTTTGGTGGGAAAAGGATCTATTGCTTAAAGTTAAATCAGATGTGCTTAGATACCCTCTAGATGTTTCTAGCGATCCAAAATCAATTATCCTGGTGGATTATAAGACTACTACCGATTGTTCTGTTAGAGGCTTTACATCATCTATTAGAAAGTATCAATACGAACTACAGGCCGCTTGGTATAAACGTGGATATGAGAAAGCTGGGTTTAACGTGGTTGATTTTATGTTTGTAGCACAAGAAAAGAAGAAACCGTTTGCAAGTAAGATCTTCAAGATGAAACATGAGGACATGACATCTGGGTGGTTAAAACTTGAGCATTTGCTGGGTGAATACAACGCAGTATTAAACGGTAAGGAAGCTACTACATACAACTCACCTAATATAGTTAACGTAGATCTAAAGGGCTGGAATGAAAGAGATTGAAGCTATAAAGATGCGTAAAGATCTCAAGTTTTTAAAACAATATGGTTTTACTGATGCTTCTATTAGTAGATATATTGGAGACATAAGTGATCGTGCGATAAGAGAGTTTGTAGAAAACGAAAGTCGTATGTTAAGTAATACAAATCATATTAATTTAAAAACTTGGATAGATGAAACAATTAAAAAAGTAAATGATTTGGTTGATGATCCAATAAAAAATCTTTCTGAAGAAGAAAAAAGGGATTTAGAAGATTGGCTACATAATAGAAAAGTCAACAGGTCTTTAAGAAAAATACTAGGATAGGAAAAGATAAATGAGTGAAGATTTTAAAATTGAAAAGGACATACCTATAACTAAACATTCAAAAAAAGCACGATTTGAGGAACTAATACTTAATATGGATATAGGGGATTCTTTAGTTTTACATAGTTATTATGACGTGGATTATTTTAGGCAAGCTGCTCATAGAAAAAAATGTAAAGTGATGTCAAGAACTGTAATAGAAGATGGAAAATCTGTTTTTAGAGTTTGGAGGACAAAATGAAGAAAGTATTTTCAAAAAGAAACTTAGAAATATTAGATGAATGGAACAATAATTATGACTCTACGCTACAAAGTATTGGAAATAAATATGGGCTTACCAGGGAACGTGTAAGACAAATTCTATTAATAGCAAAAAAACGTGGTTTGGATGTAGAACAATCTGTAGAAAAAACAAAATTAAGAAACGAAATAATAAAAGAAGGCCTTATAGAAGAGATAAATATAGGATTAAAACATTACGGCACATTAAAATACTATGAATGGCGCAAGTTATATGTAAAACAAGATCAAAATTATCAACGTAGTAAAACTTTAAGAGAAATTTTGTTAAAAAGATGGAATGAAGATTTAGATCCTTTATTTAATTTTCATATTTCTATTAATTTAAAACCTATGCATTACCAAATTTTACATCTTAAAAAATCAGGCAAAACATTAAAACAAATAGGTGTAATAATTAACAGATCAATACCATTAGTTTCACGTTATTTGAGAGATTTACATGAGCATGATCTTTATGATTATTCTAGTGAAAAACAAGTTGAGGCCGTGCGTTTAGATAATTTTGTAATTGAAAAAAATCTTAATCATATAAGAAATGAATTGCGACAAGGTAAATTTCTAAGTCAAATAAATATAGAAAATAGCGACCTCTTGTTGGGAAAAAATACAGTAAGACATTACATAAGAAGGCATTTTCTTTACCCACACTACGTAAATGAAAAAAAACGTACAGAACGGGGTAACGAGGCAATAGTTTGTTTATCATAATTGGAGAAAAAAAATGAAAGATATAGAAGATTTTAAAGATGAATGGAGAAATGAAGATCCAGTAAACAAACCGTCTCACTACACTAGGGGTGAGATAGAGTATATAGATGCTATGAGATCTATGCTTACGGCAGATGAATTCAAAGCTTTCTGTAAGGGCAACGCAGTTAAATATATATGGAGAGAAGATCACAAAGGATCTAACATCCAGGATCTAGAGAAGGCCGTTGTGTATCTGAATTGGGCTATAGAACGTTTAAAGAATATGTAATGAATGATAAAGAAGATAAGTATTGGGAAATACATTACGAGTATGCAAACAAAAGAAATCAAATTGATGCTTATTTGGAACAAAGAGTCTATGAACCCAAAAAAAGTCGATATAGAAGAACGGATAATACTCGCTTGTTTTTAGATAAAGTTATTCGCATACTTCTTAATCCACATCCTAAAGATAAATGGACAATAACTAAAATAACTTAAAACAAAAAAAAGGGGCATAAAGCCCCTTTTTCTTTTCTACACTTAGAATGGAGGTTTATCTCCTGCTGGTGAAGGTTTCATTTCTGAAGGTTCCATCTTTATGATTTTAGTCTTCAAAGAAGTAACTTCTTCTCCTTGATCATTCTTCCAGTTGTCTTCAAACTGTCTGATACCAAGTCTAAGTTGCTTACCAATAAAATCTTTTGCAAGATCCGGAAGCTTTTTAAATCCAACAGTAATAGCGAGACGACTAAATATCTCACTCGCTATCCTTTTTGAATCTTCATTAGCAGACCATAAGTTATACCATTCATTATGATCGCGGTAATTACCGCCATCTATTTGAAAGGTAATTTTCTGAGTCCAATTACCGCTGTTAGATTTATATTTCTCAGCAGCAATAATCTTTGCCTCATACTCACCAGTTGGAGCAACCTCTGGACCTCGAGATTCCATTTGCTCCGCATTCTCGAAAAAATCAACATCATTAAAATCTGACATTACGCACTCTCCTTATTTTCGATATTAATAGAAAACCCTAACTTTTCAATTAGGGCAGTTAGATTGGGTTCCTCAAAGGCTTCTAGCTTGCCGCTACGATCTTTGGCTGTGTAGCCTTGACCTATCCTCGTTTGTAACCACCTTTCCGCTACAGCATTACCGTCATCATCTTGACCGTCAATAATACGTAGGGCCAAAACCTCGTCAAAGAAATACGTGATTGCATCTCCTAGAGGTTTACTTGCCATTTTAGGTCCAAAGAAAAACACGCCATCATTATTATCTTTACCTTCTTTGCAAAGAAATAAAACGTGAGTATCTAGATCCCTAAATGATCTCATTAGACTTGTAACAGCTTCACTTACGTTCTGGTAAGCCATTCTTCCGTCTTTGTTTCTGCTTTTCTCATGTACCAGTAAGATCTCTGAAATCTCTGAAACTGAGTCTAAACACACGCTATCATAGGATAATTCACCAGATGCTAGAGCGGCATATACCTCTCTTAAATCATCATAACTCTTTACCTCGATAGCTGACACATTAGGTGCGTCTTTAATAGAAAGCAATCCAGCTTCTGCACTTATGACTAATACGTTGCCTGGCATACTTTGTGTTGCGTATGTTTTTCCGGCTCCGGCTTGACCATAAATTAAAAGCTTGGCTCCCTGTTGATCCACCATTTTATCTGGTGTCTTTATTTTATCTTTTAAGTCGCTCATACCTACCCTCCTTTTATATGTGTAAAAATGAACTTGATAATTATAACCTAAGAAACTACAATATGTAAATCATATTATTTAGGAGATGTATATGAAAAAACAAATTGATAAAACTTGGTTAGCAAATTACTATTTCAGGACCAAGACTATTGCAACAAAAAAATTAAAGGAGCTTAATACTATGGGCGTACAACCTAACCATAAAGAAAGAAAAATAGATCACTACACATTACCTGTTTACATTAAATTTTTAGGATACAAAAAAGCCGCAGAGGATTTTAAATGCTCAGAAGCTACTTGTAAGTCTTGGAGATATGGATATAGGCAACCGTCTATAGCGCAAGCTAAACAAATTATAAAGGCAACAGAAGGAAGATTAGATTTTGAATCTATTTACGGTTTAGTATCTGATATTTTAGAAGAACAGGAATAGCATGTTCCAGCTCAATATTACCGAGGATGACTCGTCCTTGGATATTGCTCTGGCTTATTATGATGATGGATATAATGTAGTACCTTTACAAAGATCGAATAAGAAACCACCACCATTTTTAAAAGGCTGGGAACAATATAAGGAAACAAGACCTGA